GTTGGCGCAGGCCAGCTCGACTTCAGCTCCGGTGTTGTGAAGGCTGACATGCGAAAGGTCGGTGGTACTGACCAGACTGCCGGCGACATCATTGGCGATACGAACGACATCCAAGCCCGGCTGCCGGCCGCGCTTGTTAGCGGGCGCATGGACTGCGACGTGCAGGCGATGGCGACCGGCATTGTAAGTGCGGCAGCACTGGCATCCGACGCGGCCAACGAGATAGCTGACGCACTGCTCGATCGCGCTGACGCAATTGAGACTGGCATCACGCCTCGGGAAGCCATTCGCTACACGGCATCTGCGGCAACTGGCGTGCTGTCCGGCGCGGCAACAACTACCGTTGTCATCAAGGCAATTGACAACGCCGCTACCACCCGCATTACCGCGACGGTGGATGCGGACGGTAACCGTTCTGCGGTAACTTTGGCCTAACCATGAAAACACTTTACAAACTACTTGCGAAGTTCGGACGTTTCCTTGTTCGCCGATTTGGCGAGCAGGGCTACGATTTCTCCGTCGCGTTGGACCCCAAGCTCGTTGCATCTGCGAAGTTCATCACTGCTGTAGTCGAGCAGGACATTCCAAATGCTTCTTCGGAGAACAAGCACGCGCGCGCTTTTGCGCGGTTGCGCCGCATCGCTCCGAAGCAAAGCAAACAGGACGTAGCGACGGCGATTGAGATTGCGTTGAGAAGCTAGTGTGTTTCCCCGTCGATATTTTGCCGGGCGGTATTTCGCCCCGCGGTTCTTCCCCGAATCAGCAGGGGGCGCGCCGGCCGCTGCGACGGACACACCTAACTTCCTGGTGGTCGGCTTTTTGATAAACCTCGGATGGCCGAGATAAGGATATGAGCGAATCCAAGTTGAAGCAAGCGCGCGCGGAATGGTCCGTTGGGATCGGATTCCCATGCGGCGCGAACGTACCGTGGCAAACAACGATGTCACTGGCGCGCACTGTGCATTTGCTGGCCGTGCTCGGCATTCCGGCAAACATTCACGCTATTGCCGGGTCGTCTGACGTGGTGATAGCGCGAGACATAGTGCTGGACAACTACCTTGCCGATCAAGAGCGTTTTTTGTTCTGGATCGACAGCGACATCGCGTGGCAGCCGGAAGATTTTGTGAAGGTCTTACGGCTGACGAAGGAACTGGGCTTGGTGTCCGCAGCGTATCCGCTAAAGCGCGATCCGCCCGACTGTATCGTAAATTTCGCTGATGCCAAGCCGACTATTGACGAGCGGACCGGATGCGTGGAGATTGCCAGCCTTGGGCTCGGTTTCACATGTGTCCGCCGCGATTTGCTTGATGCGTTTGCCGCGACCAAGGGCAAAATCTACCATGACGGAAATGGCCGCTTGATTATCGACGCTTTCCGTCGCGACAAGGAACTGCGCGCAGACGGCCACATGCACGGAGTTGGAGAAGACGCGGCGTTCTTCATGGATATGCGCGGACTCGGTTTCAAAGCCTGGCTCGACCCAACAATTCAGCTCGATCACGTCGGTCCAAAGGCATATCGCATGCCGCTCGAAGTGCTCGGGGATTCGATCACCAATCAGCAACCGTAACACGGAGAAGACATGTCTTCCTACAATGACGGCGTAATTGTCCTGACAGCTAGCTCAAACGCGATTTTTTCGTCGCAGGCCATTCGGGTCAGCAAGGTCGTGCTGCACAATACGGCGAACGGCTCGAACATCATTTCTGCGCTGCTGTACGACGGCGTAACGGCCTCTGGCACGATTAAGATCGGCCTGACGACAAACCCGGTTGCGGCGGCCTCGGCGACGTTTGAGCAGTACAGATCAGAAACTTTTGACCCGCCTGTTGTCTTCCAGCAATTCTTGTCTGTGACCTTGGCCGGGTCGAACGTGACATGCCGTATTTACTACGATCGTCCTTAACCACATAGGAGCGCGCAATGAAAACGTACTATCGGTGCCGGTCTAACCCCACAGCCCCGTTGCTGGTGCTGGACTCTGATTGGGAAGCGAAAGAAATGCGGACTAACTTGGAATACGATGCGGTGGATGAAGAGGGTTTGCCCGTCGTGGTTGAAGAGCCGGAAGCAGCACAATCGGAGTAAAGTGTGACAACGACATTCGGAATAGACCGTAGCGGCGCCGCCGGGGGGTCGGGAGCGGCGCCCGACGTTGCAGTTGCAGATGGCGGGACCGGCGTTTCTACTCTGGACGACGGCGGGCTGCTTATTGGTAATGGCACAGACGCCGTAGAGGTTGTAGCCCCCGGAGCAACAACCGATATTCTAGTAGGTGGAGGCGCAGCGACCGCGCCAGTCTGGACGGCTGCCACTGGCTCTGGCGCCCCCGTCAGAGCAACAAGCCCAACGCTTGTGACTCCGGCAATTGGAACACCCGCGTCAGGGACATTGACCAACTGTACTGGCTATCCGGGTACGTCGCTTACCTTAATTGACGCCACTGGTGACCTAATTTATGGAACTGCCGCGGATACGGCCACACGACTCCCGATTGGATCAGCAGGGAAGCAATTGCGGGTGAACGCCGGGGCAACGGCGCCAGAGTGGGTCGATATGTCGCCCGTCACCGCGTCGCTTGGCGCGGACGTAGCGCTCAACAACACCGCCAACTATTTCGATGGGCCGAGCATTGCGCAAGGATCGGCGGGCGTGTGGTTTGTCAGCGGAACAGTGTCTTTAACCGACACAGCGGGTGGTGCGAATTTCGTCGTAAAGCTATGGGATGGAACAACGGTAATAGCGAGCGCCGGAATATCTACAACGGCTGTTAACCAGCAGATAAGTGCTTCGCTCTCCGGGTATATTAGCGCGCCGGCTGCAAATCTTCGCATTAGCGTTAAGGACCCAACAAGCACAAGCGGGGTAATTAAATATAACGCTTCAGGAAACTCGAAGGATTCAACTATCACCGCTATAAGGATTGGGTAGAACGATGCCCGCATACGGTAAAACACGGCTTCAGATCGTCAACGCAGTTCTCCCGCGCTTGCGGGAGGCCACGGTGGCGACCACATCCAGCACGACTTACGCGCTGTTCATTGCGTCTGTTCTGGATTCAGTCAAGACGCGAATCGAAGCCGCATGGAAATGGCGCGATCTGCGCGACACGTACACTGTTACTGTCGTGCCAAACACTACGTCGTACGCGCTAACCAGTTCAGGACAGTTTGCGCGCATCATTGATGTTTGGAACACGACCACGCATTTGCCTCTGGCGCGCGGCACTACTGCGGGCTTCAATGAGAAATTCTTCGGCGTTGCGACCGTTCAAACGGGCGACGTGTCGGAGTACAACCCGACCGGGTTGGATTCAAACTACGACGTGCAAATCGACACTTGGCCGAATGTCACGTCCACAAATACGCTCAAGGTTAATCTGTATGTTCCGCAGCAAGACCCGGCGAGCGACAGCACGGTAATCATTGCGCCGAATCAGATACTGATTGAGGGAATCATCGCCTACGCTCTAGCTGAACGCGGCGACGACGGTGGGGTGGCGGTAGAGGCGCAAAAGATGCTGTTTGAGGGCATGCTCGCAGACGCGATTGCCGGTGAAATGGGCGAAGACGAATCTGAATCTGATTGGCACCCTGACGAGTAAGCTGTGGGAACCCTACGCTCCAAGACCATCAAGTATCCAGGCGCGCACGGCCTGAACCTGCTTGAGACGACGCTCGGCGACGAGACGACGCGGTTTGGCGCGGCGGTAACGAACGGCGTTGTGGACAGTAGCGGCAAGTTGATTTCCCGCAAGGATTTCGTCAACCAGACGAGCGGCTTTAGTCAAACAGTCCGGGCGCTGTTTGCGTGGAGGCAAACGAGCGGCGCGGAAGTTATCATGTCGGCCGCTAGTGACGGCGTGGTGTACTCGAGCACGTCCATGACCGCCCGCTGGTCGTCAGCGGCGACCACGGCCAATATCCAGTTCGCGCAGCTAGGCAGCAACTTATTCATGGCTGAGGCGGGCACGACGTTCAAGGCCATTGACGAGGCGTACGCAAACGTCTCGCTTACCGGGGCCGCGTCGAGTTTCACCAGTCCGAACGTCGTGATCGCTGCGTACGGCCGCGTGTGGACCGCGGACGACACATCAAATAAGTATACAATCTGGTGGTCGAATTTGCTGGACGGCACAGTTTGGAATTCCGGGGATGCCGGGAATCTCAGCGTGCGCGAAGCGTGGCCAAAGGGACAGGATTCGATTGTTGCGCTTGCCGCCGCATTTGGCAGACTCATAATCTTCGGGCGGAAGTGCATTTTGCTCTACACGATGCCTGCTGATAACAACCCGGCGAACATGACACTGACCGACGCGATTGAAGACCTCGGCTGCGTCGCGCGCGACAGCGTGCAAGTGACGGACACTGGCGTTTACTTCCTCAGTGACAACGGCATATATCGCATCGACAAAATGGCGCAGACCACATCGCTGATGGCGTCGCCGCAAATTTCGATGCTTTACAACAGCGACGTGCTAACGCAGATTGCTGCTGAAACGGCGGTCAATATCCGCTCCGGGTACTACCCGACTGAAGGCTACTACGTGCTGTCTTTCCCGACGCCGAACGTCAGTTTTTGCGTTCACACGCGCAAGAACGTGCCCGTGGTGGAGCGCCCAGTAGGCACACGCTGGACGAACGCGGGCCGCCCGTTCTACGCTTTCACGTTCGACAAAAACGGAAACTGGTACAGCGGCGGGGTGAACGGTATCCACAAGTACACGGGATACACTCCTGACGGGACCAGTAACGCCTACACGCTTACATGGACCGGGCAGTGGCATCCATTTGAAGACGAATCGCGCGAGAAACACTTGAAGAGCGGCGCCGCGGTTATTGAAGCGGCGTCGGGACAGGCTGGGACGTTCGAGTGGAAGGTCAACTACCTCGCCGGCACGACGAACAGCAACGCCTTTACATGCAGCGCGGCAGAGTTTGCAGAGAACCCCGGTGTCGGCAGTGTGTCATTCCAGCTCAGCCGCTCGTTTAAAGTCGTGCAGCCAAGTCTGTCGTTCGCCATTACTGGGAACGCAGTAACGATACATCAGTTGCGACTCTACGCAACGCCCGGAGCTGTCAAGCTGTAATTCGCAGCAATAAGGTATACTCATGGATATTTCTCGGTTTTACCCGCAGCCGTCGGCCCCCGCGCCGGCTAGTCCGGCATCCACGTATTCGCCGGGAAGCGAAGCTACAACTGCTGACGGCGCAGGCGGCGGTTTTGCCGCGCTCGCAGCGCAGTTGCGCAAGCAAGGTATGCTCGGCACTTCTGGTGATGACTGGGGCTCCGTTGGCGACCCCTATGCCGCCGCTGACATTGACTGGCTGGCGGGTCCGCGCGGGACAAAGGATTCCGACATTGAAGAATGGACCGGGCGGGGTAGCACTTACGCTCCGCAGACCAGTGTGGAAATTGACGGGCAGCGCTATGTGCGCATCGGTGATCCCAAGAATCCGTCCGTGGGTATTGACCAGGAAAAATACGGGTCGTACCTGCAAGCGTTCGCATCACAACACCCAAAATACGGGTGGGTGATTCCAGAAGGGCTCGCAACTGCTTTGGCGCAATTAAGCTATCGCGGTGGCCGGAATCCCATTCCCGGCCTTGAGAATGGCACAATGTACATGGACCCGACTGCGGAAGCACTTGGATACCGGGGCGAGTGGAATCCCGGCGTTAGCCTCACGGATGCCCCGATTGCTTTGGCAGCCTTGGGCCTAAGTGCGTTTGCTTTGCCCGCGGCAACCGCAGCTGCAGGCGCGGAGGCGGGAACTGCGCTCGGCACGACGGGCACCGCCGCACAGCCGATCGTGAATGCGACCGTGCAGGGCGCCGCGCAGGGTGCTGTAAACGCGCTACTGAATGGGCAAAACCCACTGGAAGGCGCGGCTATTGGCGCGGCTGCCGGTGGGGTTACAGGTGCGACGGGCCTAGCCGCTATTGAAGGGCACCCGATGTATAACGCCGCCGTATCCGGCGCCATGCGCGCCGCGACTCAAGCCGCTTTGACGGGCGCAGATGTGGCGAAAGCCGCCGCTATGGGCGCCGGAATGGCCGTAGCCGGGGAAGCTGGAAAGGGCGGGGCGGGCATGCTCGGGAAGGATAAAGACGTAATGCCCGCGATTTCAGGCGAGGCGCCGATTTCTCGCGGTCAATACACGCCTGCGGATATGCCAAGCTCGGAAGACGTTTTGTTTGGTAGAGCAATGACGCCGACGCTTGGCGCATCTGCGGCCCCGATGTCTGTGGCTCCTAGTGAATTTGCGCCGCTTTCGATCGAAGACATGCTGGGCAGCGTCCTCGGCTCAACTGAGCAAGCCGCGCCAGAAGCGCCCGTGCAAGCGCCAGCGAAGGCTGCGCCACCCGCGGAGACGGCGGGCTACGGCAGGTACGTGCAGCAAGCACAAAAACTCTACAGCGCGTTTCAGGAACTTTCCGGCAGCAAGGGACAGATGCAAGGCTTCGATCTGCCACCCCGCACCGAAGAGATGTCAGACGAGGATTACTATTCGGCGGTCGGGGATGCTGCGATTGACTATCTTGGCCTTGACCCGGAAACCATGAGCCAGGCGGGCCTCAAGCCCGGAACGCCGGAATACTTGAATTACATTCTCGATCAAGCGGACGCCATTCTTGAAGGCGTGTTTGGCAAGAACGCGGACGTTTTGTTAGAAGGTGAGTCGGTTGAAGGTTTAAAGGCGGCGCTTCGTGATTTGACCGAGCAAGAGGCGCAGCAGCTTGCGCGTGCTCTGTATGTGCGTGGCGCGCTTGGCCAGATGACTTCAGCCTCGGAAGTCGTAGACCCCTTCACTGGGATCAGCGAACAGCTCGGAATGCTGTCGGGCGAGCAAACGAAGGGCGCGGAAGCAGCGCGGCAGCGCGGCTATGCCCGAAGCGTAGAGGAAATCGCGGGGCTTCCGGCGGACAAGGCTGCGTCGCAACTGCGCGGAATGCTCGGGCGCGACGTGGACGTGTTTGGACTGCGTAGCACGCGCGAAGCACAGATCAAGGAAGCCGAAAAGGCAGACGCTTTGGTGCAGGAAGAACAGCGCAAAAAGCGTAAAGGCATGTTGGGCGACGAAGACTACTGGAATCAATTCGGGAGATAGCGATGGCTGAACGCTCTTTTTGGGATAACATCGGACCGGACCTGCTGGAAACTGGCGGCAACGTATTCTTGGGCCGACGCGCCGCGAAAGAGGCCGAGGATCGGCTGCGCCGTGCGCAAGGTCCGCTCTATGACCAGATGCAGGGGATGGCTGGACAATCCCTGAATCTGGCGCAGGGAATGGACCCGACCAAAATGGCGACTGATCGCTTCACGCAGCAACAGGCGCTGCTCGCCCCTGGCATGGAAGCTGACAAACTGGCACTGTGGCGCCAGCTCCAAGCGAAGGGCATGCTTGGTGCCGCATCGTTTGCGCCCGTGGCCGGAACAATCAATACCACAGGGCAGCCGATGAATCCGCAAATGGCAGCGCTGCTCGCCGCGCAGGAAGGCGCAAAAGCCCGGTCAGCGTATCAGTCGCTGGGTGAAGGTCAAGACTACCTCGACCAATTGCTCAGACGTAGTGGAATGTTGCAGGGCGGGGCGCAAGGTGCGCGCGCAACGGGACAGGTAGCCTTGCAACAAATCCCGGCCAAACCGTCGATCACGGAACAAGTTGTTCGAGGCGGCATGAACATCCTCAAAGACCCGAAAGCCCGTGGTGCGATTTTCGAGGGCGTGAAAAAGATACCGGGTATGCTTGGTGATATTGGTAGCTGGCTCGGCGGCGGAACCACTGATTACTTTGGCGGCGCGAACTTTGACTTCGGCTTTTAACAGGAAACATTATGGCTTCGATCTACGACGCACCTGATCTGGATCAGGAAGAAGCGTACAAATACGCGCAGCTCACACCCGCTCAGCAAATTGCTCTGCGGCAGCGCATGGCCGAGCAAGGCGTCGAGCGCGGGGCCGAGAATGTCGCCCGTGGCGC